TCGAACACTTTCAGAAATTTATGAAACGGTTTCGAAAATCAATACAACCAGCGAGAATTCGCTTTTACCACTGCGGAGAATACGGTAAAGTACTAAACACTCTCGGTGACTCCCGTCGAAGAGAGTACCTCCCCCACCCTATTCAGGGTGATCGGGAGGCCCATGGCCGACCCCATTACCACGCAATAATCTTTGGATGGGATTTCCCAGACAAAACACAATGGTCCATCAGAAATGGACACCCCACTTACCGGTCAAAACACTTAGAAAAACTATGGCCTTTCGGTATATCCGAACTGGGCACAGTAACCTACGACTCCGCAAAATATGTAGCAGGCTACATACAAAAGAAAATCAACGGCGATCAATCAGAAGACTATTACAAACGAGTGGACTACAACACCGGACAAATACACGTACTACAAAAAGAGTACGCAACAATGAGCAGACGACCCGGCATAGGTATGCCGTGGCTCGAAAAACACCACCAAGAAATTTGGGGGTATGACGAATGCATAATAGACGGAAAAAACAAACCAGTACCACGAGCCTATACCATAAGGTTAAAAATTGACGACCCAGAAACATACAAAAAGATTTTACATGAAAGGCAAAAAGCCGCTAAACTCAGAAAAGATGAGCGCAGCCCCGAACGGCTCGCCATCAAAGACAAAATCGGAATAATCCGACTTAACAAAAAAAAACGGGAGTTACCGCAATGAAATACGGAATGTTTTCAATTTATGACGAAAAAGCACAAGCTTATCTACCACCATTCATACTACCCGAGACAGGGATGGCAATCCGTACATTCGGTGATTGTATCAATTCTCAAGAGCATCAATTCGGAAAACACCCAGCTGACTACACCCTATATCAAATCGCAGAATTTGATGATGACACTGGCATCCCAACTCCAGACAAAAAAACAATCCACAACGGATTAGAACTCAAAAAACCAGACATAGAAAAGGTCCCCAATTATGAGTCGTAACCCAAGCCACATGAACCACACGTTCAGCGAAGTACCGGGGATTACAATCCCCCGGTCTTCATTCAACAGATCACACTCTGTAAAAACAACATTCGACTCAGGTTATCTTTATCCTATCTTCGTAGACGAAGCACTGCCAGGCGACACATTCAAACTCGACCTAACCGCATTCGCTAGAATGGCTACCCCAATATACCCAGTTATGGACAACTTGTTCATGGATGTATTCTTCTTTTCCTGTCCCAATCGATTATTATGGGACAACTGGACAAAGTTTATGGGAGAACAAGACAGCCCTGGCGATTCAACAGATTATTTGATTCCTGTATTAGGAACCACCGGAGGTGAAGTTCTCGAAGGTGATCTAATGGATTATATGGGATTGCCTACACAGACATCGAATATTTATTTAAATGCTTCCGCATTACCTGCAAGACTTTATAACCGCGTTTATAACGAATGGTTTAGAGATCAGAACTTACAAGACAGTATTACTGAAGTAACCGGTGACGGACCAGATTTTCCTGGTGCGGTAAGCGCAGTCCGATCTGGTTACCAACTACGTAGACGCGGAAAGCGTCACGATTACTTCACCTCAGCATTGCCATGGCCACAAAAAGGCGACAGCGTCGACCTGCCATTAGGCACAACCGCACCCATTTTAAGCGACGGCAACGCGATGCAATATCAAGTCGCAGCCGGACCATCAGCCGGCAACGATATGGGTCAATTAACCTCTAGCGGAACAAACGCACTATTTTCACTTTCTCAAGCCGGAGCCGCAGAATACACAAGCGGCTTAATAGCCGACTTGTCAGACGCAACAGCGGCAACAATCAATCAACTACGACAAGCATTCCAAGTACAGAAACTATTGGAACGTGACGCCCGCGGCGGAACACGCTATGTCGAACTCGTCAAATCTCACTTTGGCGTAACAACACCATCAGCCGGTTGGCGCTCCGAATACCTCGGCGGTGGTACCCGAATGGTTAACATTAGCCCAATCGCACAAACATCAGAAACAGGCACTAGCCCGCAAGGTAACCTTGCAGCAATGGGAACCGTCTCAATGGACGGCATTGGCTTTACTAAAAGCTTCACAGAACATTGCACACTGATCGGACTTGTAAATGTCCGAGCAGACTTAACATACCAACAAGGGTTGAATAGACTCTGGTCAAGACAAACCCGTTACGATTTCTACTGGCCTTCATTGGCCAACATCGGCGAACAAGCCGTACTAAACCAAGAACTCGTATATACAGGCACCAGCGTAGATACCGAAGCATGGGCCTACCAAGAACGATATGCAGAATATCGTTACAAACCTTCAATTATTACAGGCAAATTCCGATCAAACGCAGCAGGCACATTAGATGCCTGGCATCTAGCACAAGATTTTGTCGGACTACCACCACTTAACGCAGCCTTCATTGAAGATAACCCACCTGTGGACCGCGTAATCGCGGTTCCATCAGAACCAGAATTCTTATTCGATGGGTATTTCAATATGCGTTGCGTAAGACCAATGCCGCTATACGGCGTACCTGGCATGGTCGATCACTTCTAATGGCATTAACACCTGCAGCAGGAAACCTAATAGGGGGCGCGATTAGCGGCCTCTTAGGTTTTGGCGGACAAAGATCAGCCAACAAAACAAATATTAAACTCGCAAGAGAACAAATGGCATTTCAAGAAAGAATGTCAAACAGCGCGTTTCAGCGCGCTATGGCCGATATGAAAGCAGCAGGCCTAAATCCAATACTTGCAGCAAAACAACCAGCATCAACACCAGGCGGCGCTACAACGAAAGTTGAGTCCGCACTGGGCGCTGGAGTATCAGCATTCAACCAAACAACTAGTGCTTTAGCACAAAAAGCAAATCTACAAGCACAAACAAATGCAACAAATGCAAGAACAACGTTAGACCAAATAAAAATCAACGCGTTGGATAATCCAAATGATTCACCAGCTCAACGCCAAGCAAAACAAGACATACATACAATTGGAGTCCCCAACTGGGTGATGAACCAATTGATGACAATGTCTAATAACGGATCTACGACCGAACAAATAGAGCAAGCCGCAAAAAATCTACTAGCACCTATAGGACTAGTACTAGGCGGATTCGCTCTTAAAACCTTAGCAGGCAGATTAGTCCCACAAGCTGCAAAAAAATCAGCAAAACAGGCGCCAAAAGAATCTAAAAAGCCAACTTTCACAGATACATCAAAGAAAAAAGCAGAGGTCATTTATGACAAATCCGGAAAAATCAAAGAATACAGACGTTAAAATCCGTAAATACGGACATTCTCAACGTTCACCTATCAAAATCGAAGGTGAAACACGAACAAAACAATCGGCACAAGCCGAGACAGATATCAATAACATCATGGCCAAATATATCAAAACTGGCCATATATCATGGGTTAACAGACAAACCCCAACTTACGGAATTTCAGATGGTCAAACTTTTCATGAAGCTATGAACATCGTTATTGAAGCCCAAGAAAACTTTAGTGAACTACCGGCGCATATACGTAAACGCTTCGGAAATGACCCTGAACAATTCCTAGATTTCGTTACAGACGAAAACAATAAAGACGAGGCTATACGCCTCGGAATGTTAAACACTCCGCTGGCCGCGCAGGAAGATTCTCTTCCGAGCACGACAGAGGAAAATACGGTGCCCGAATAAGGGTGTAGTTTATGCTACTTGTTCATAAACTACACGACTGACACCACTCAGTCGCACAAACCAAAAACTTAAGCTTTAAAAAAAGGAGCGGAGCCATGCGACGGCGATCAAAGGTTAAAAAAAGCACTTCACGCAAAATGTTTAAAAAAACAGCTACGCGTATGAACAAACGCAACAGGCTAACAGGCCAAATGAGAGGCGGAATCCGCCTCTAACAAAAACTTAAAAACTTCGACGGGAAAAACAACTATGGAATGCACAAGACCATTGACGGGCTATCATGCCCGCGGCGGAGGGTTCACCTCCAACCAAAAACAGGCAATAAGAGTAGGCAACGTACTAGCTAAGCTAGTCGTACCCTGCGGCAAATGCTATGCATGCCGAGAACGCAAAGCGTCAGACTGGGCAATTCGTATGTATCACGAAGCCCAAATGCACCACGCATCAACATTTATCACACTCACCTACGACAACGAACATCTACCCGAGAACGGAACACTAAAAATCGAACACTTTCAGAAATTTATGAAACGGTTTCGAAAATCAATACAACCAGCGAGAATTCGCTTTTACCACTGCGGAGAATACGGTAAAGTATTAAACACTCTCGGTGACTCCCGTCGAAGAGAGTACCTCCCCCACCCTATTCAGGGTGATCGGGAGGCCCACGGCCGACCCCACTACCACGCAATAATCTTTGGATGGGATTTTCCAGATAAAACCCAATGGTCCATCAGAAATGGACACCCAACTTACCGTTCAAAACACTTAGAAAAACTATGGCCCTTTGGCATATCCGAACTGGGCACAGTAACCTACGACTCCGCAAAATATGTAGCCGGCTACATACAAAAAAAAATCAACGGCGATCAATCAGAAGATTATTACAAACGAGTGGACTACAACACCGGACAAATACACGTGCTCCAAAAAGAGTACGCAACAATGAGTAGACGACCAGGCATAGGAATGCCCTGGCTCGAAAAACACCACCAAGAAATTTGGGGGTATGACGAATGCATAATAGACGGAAAAAATAAACCAGTACCACGAGCCTATACAACAAGGCTAAAAATCGACGATCCAGAAACATACAAAAAGATTTTACATCAAAGGCAAAAAGCCGCTAAACTAAGAAAAGATGAGCGCAGCCCTGAACGGCTCGCCATCAAGGACAAAATCGGAATAATCCGACTTAACCAAAAAAAACGGGAGTTACCGCAATGAAATACGGAATGTTTTCAATTTATGACGAAAAAGCACAAGCTTACTTACCACCATTCATACTACCCGAGACAGGGATGGCAATCCGTACATTCGGTGATTGTGTCAATTCTCAAGAGCATCAATTCGGAAAACACCCAGCTGACTACACCCTATATCAAATTGCAGAATTTGATGACGACAGTGGAATCCCAACTCCAGACAAAAAAACAATCCACAACGGATTAGAACTCAAAAAACCAGACATAGAAAAGGTCCCCAATTATGAGTCGTAACCCAAGCCATATGAACCACACGTTCAGCGAAGTACCGGGGATCACAATCCCCCGGTCTTCATTTAACAGATCTCATTCTGTAAAAACTACCTTCGACTCAGGTTACCTTTACCCCATCTTCGTAGACGAAGCTTTACCCGGAGACACTTTCAAACTTGACCTAACTGCATTCGCGAGAATGGCAACCCCAATATACCCAGTCATGGACAATTTGTTCATGGACGTATTCTTTTTCTCTTGTCCCAATCGATTACTATGGGACAACTGGACAAAGTTCATGGGAGAACAAACAAACCCCGGAGACTCAATTGATTATTTAGTGCCGGTACTACGCCCTTCTACTAGCAACCCTGTTCCTGAGGGGCATTTATTTGATTATATGGGATTGCCAACACAAGTTAATGGCGCTTTAAATGTAAATAGCTTACCAGCACGACTTTATAATCGCGTATATAACGAATGGTTTAGAGATCAAAATTTACAGGATTCAATTCCTGAAATTACAGATGACGGACCAGATTTTGCTACAACTACTCAAGTGTTAGACAATTACACCTTAAGACGACGCGGAAAGCGTCATGACTATTTTACGTCAGCATTACCATGGCCACAAAAAGGCGACAGCGTCGACTTGCCATTAGGCACAACTGCTCCAATTTTAGGAACA